TCATTTTTGATCTGAGAATCGGTTGATGGTGCGGCTGATCGCACCATCGGCGAGGCCTTCCTGGTCCGCAGCGGCGGTATAAATTGCGACTTCGCTATCGCCTTTCCAGCCGCCAACCGCCTTGATCTCCAGCTGCGTGGCTTGGCTCTGAGCCATTCGCCGGGCGATCGCCTTGCGTAGGCCGTGGGCGGTGCAGTGTGGCAAACCTGCCTCATTGCACCATTCCCGCATCTTGTTGCCGAAGCCATCCTTCGTGAACGTCTTACCGGCGGTCGTGACGAGGAATGAACGCAGCCCCACGCTATCCATAGCGTCAATCGCTCGGCGTAGATCGGGGGCGATCGGCAGCCAAAGGTCAGCCTGATTCTTTGCGGCCGTGAAATTGATCTTGCCGCGCACGACATGGGCCGGGCCGAACAGGCGGGCATCCCCTCGCCGCTGACCCGTCCAAAGCATGATCTCCAGCGCCAGCCTTGCGCGTGTGCCCAGCGGGTGCCGCGCTTTGTACTGGGCGATTTCCTGCTCCGTCCACGTGTGAAAGCCGGTCAGCTTGGTCTTGCCGATCGTCGCGGCATCCTCGACCGGATTATGCTCGATCCACTTCAGCTTCTTGGCGTAAGCGAACAGGCGGCGCAGTTCCTTGCGGAGTTTAACGGCCGCGACCTGACCGCCCATCGTCCGCTTGCGGGTATCATCCCAACGCTTCTCGGTCCGGGCCAGCAGGATCGCCTCGATATGCTCAAAGCCGAAGTCAGAGATGAGATCGTCGGCAAAATCCTCGCGGAAGCTGTCGATCAGATACTTCCGACGGGCCTGAGTTTCTGCCGTGCCGCGCCCTTTGAAATCGCCCGCCGCATAGTAGCGCGACACGAGGTCGCCAACGCTACCGGGGACAGCCGGGCGCACGACGATCATCGGCCTGTCGGCCAACAAAGCCTCGTATTCAGCCTTGAAACCCTTTTCGTCGGGTAGGTGCTTCATATAGACCGGCTTGCGCCCGGCTTTGCGGAACCGGGCGCGAAGTTTCCCGTGGCGATCGGGGTCTACCGTGACATTCTTATATCGGGTCTTCACTTCGGAAGCAGCCTGTCGAGCGGGTTGGGTCGGCCGACGATCGTCGGTGAATCGCTGGCGTCGATGACCATGTTACCATGAACATCGATCGCAACGCGAACATGGCCAAAGCCTGCGTCCCGAGCGCCTTTCATGGCCCGGGTGACGTCGGTCTTTGTAAAGCGAGCAGGCGCTGTCATCCGGCCGCCCTCCTTCTCTCCCACTGTTGATAGTCGTGCGACAGCCAGATGTGCGGACCGGAGCCTGCGCACACCGGCTGATGCTGCCATGCCAGTGCCTCGACCAGTTCGGCCTGCACGGCCGCGTCGCGGTCGTCGCGCTGTTTGCGCGCCAGATCCCGCGCGCGGACTGCCGCTCGGCCCAGGTCGTCGCGCATCTCCTCCCATGTCGCGCCGAAGCGCGCCTGGAAATCGATCGGCTCGGGCAGAGCCTCGTCGTTCAGGACCGCGCGCCAGATCGCGACGACCGCGCGCATGACGCGGATCCGTGTGTCGGCGAGCGCCTGATCCAGGTTCTGGGCCGCGACCATGGCAGGATAGCCCTTTTCGCGTTCCGACAGCAGCTGAACGGCCGTGCGGCCAAGGTCCGCCCAGTCGCCACGACGACGCGGATACGGACCGTTGCCGACGAAGGTCATGGGCGACCGGCTCATGCCGCGCGCTCCTGTGTGCAAAAGAGGGTCAGGACAGGACGGCGCGCGGGCGCGGTCCTTGGCGCAGGCGCGGTCCATTGCTCGTCATGGATGTCGAGCATCCAGCCGCGCTGATAGCCGTGCTCGGTCGCCCAGGCGGCGAACTGGTAGTTGAGGCGCTTGATCAAGACGGCGATCGCGTCCTCGGTCCACCATGTCGGACCGCCCTCCCCATCCTCGCCGAACGTCTCTCCGTTCCGGGCTGCGAAGGCGTCGGCGATGGGGCCGCCCTCCGTGGCCATGGCGGGGGTGAAGATGTCCAGCTCGTTAGCTTGCGGCTCGGCCTGGGCCGTCCAGAAGCCGACATCCGGGAAGCGCGTGGTGGCGGCGGTCGCTGCTGCTTCGCGGGTCGGATGGGGGCCGAACCACAGTTCCGCATTCTCGAACGCGGGCGTGGTGCTGTAATAGAAAGCGGGCATCAGATCCGGCCCGCCAGATGGGCGGCGATGATGCCGCTGCCGATCCACATCAGCAGCGATACGGCCGCGACCACCAGGATCGCCCGCATGACGCGGTGGCCCTCGTCGATCTCGATCCCGACGCTGGGCGGTGCGATGCGGCGGTCACGCAGGCGGCGGACCCGGCTGGCGAGGTCATGCGTCGCGCGCGACTGATGATCCGGGTCAGCGGCCGGACGGCCGTCGTGTCCGGGGCTGATCAGAAAGCGATGTAGCGAGGCGTTGGTCCCGACGCCGTCATGGTGCTGTGGTGGGATGCGCATGGCGGTCTCCATCGCCGCTGGATGCGGGCGATAGGCCTATATCTGCCATTACGGCATATTCCGTCAATCTGATAATTGCCGTTTTGGCATTTACGGGTTTGACATCTTGATCTTGTTCTATCTTTGTTCCAGCCAAGAGGCATTAGGGATGGACGGACAATGGGTCGGATCGTGGTTCACTGGTATCGTGCGACGTGCTTCGGAAGGCCAATAGGCCCATGGCGCCAAGGAATTAAGGCGGCCCGAGCTGACCTGATCGCGGCGAAACTTGGGTCTTATGATTCGGATGGCTTCTTCATCACGATACCCGGAGGCCTCGATCGCCAATCGGAATGGATGGACTTCGACGACGCGCTCAGCGCTCGCGGATCAGTGAAACAACACGGCCTAACACCGTGAAGGGCTGCCCGTCGCCAATAAGTATAGTAGAATGAATCGGGTTCGAAGATCTTGGAACGAGGCGCAATGGATCTGTCTCGAACTGCTTAAAGGTGGCTTCGCCCTCGCCGTTCAGAACGACGAACAAGCGCCCCGGATATAGCCCTTTATCGTCCATATCGACGACGACGTATCCACCCTCGTCAATTTCTAGGTCCATGCTATCGCCATACACCTCCAGAACAATAGCGTTCGGGGAAGCGGTGGCCGCTCTAACTGGCATATGACCCAATGGTTGCTCGATCGCCTCTCTCCACGATCCAGCGGCAACTTGGCCGATGATAGGAAGCATTCTAACTTGCGCGCCTTCGATTATTGGCGCGGGTTGTTGGCCAAGCCACGACTCGATCTTGCGCATTTCGTCATATTTGAACGCGCGTTTGCCCGTCAGGCGCTTCGACACGGCCGTCGGATCGATCCCAAGCAAGTTCGCAAGGTCGGCTTGATTGAAGCCTCGCTCCTTCATCAGCGCGCGGATCTGGGCAATTTCCATACCTATACGCGTCGCTGAAAACATGCCGATATGGCAAATGCCTTTTTGGCATTTTCCACCTTGCTGGAAAATTGCCATTTTGGCATGTTGTGCCGCATGGATGCTTTCGCCAATGCTCTGATCGATGCCCTTGGAGGCACGACCGCCACAGCCAATCTCGCTCATACGGGCGTGTCGACCGTGCACAACTGGCGCAGGAACGGCCTTTCGCCATCCCGGCTCGATCATCTGCACCGCATCGCTCAAGGCCTCGTCCCCCCGGTAGACGTCGCGTCGCTCGCCATCAATTACGGCGTGACGCTGCCTTGTACCCATTGCGATCCGATTGGGTCATTCGGAAAGGCGGACAAAATTTCCGGCCGGGTGTCGGCATGACCGCGCGGCATCTCGTTGAATTGGGCGGCCGGGTCTTGCCCTCTGCCCAGCGGGCGGACGGTCATTTCGAGTACACGACGACGCTGAACGTCGTGCGTGGCCCGCATGGCGACCCGCGCGTCGATCCGCTGATGCGGGGGCGTCATGCGCGGATCACCACGGCATCGAGCATCCGGGTCGATTATGCCACGGCGTATCCCAAGAAAGGACGGGTCGATCCGATCTGGATGGCGGGCGGCAAGTCGTTGCGGGTCGTCGAGGCGGGCGCGGCCAATCTCGTATCCGCCCAGGCGCTGGGCGATGCGCTATTCGAACTCCTCGTCCTCGTTGATGTCGTCCTCGTCGAGGGCGGCAGCGTCTCGGTCGGCGGTATCGCGTTCCCGTATCTTGCGTTCCACGAATTCATCGAGCTGCTGCTTTACTGGCCCGTGATCATAGGTGTTGCAGGCCCAGCACCGGGGGCAGTCGATGTCGTAGACCGCCACATGTTCCAACCAGCTGAAGGGCACGCGGATCTCCTGACCGCACTTCTTGCACGGGATTGGCCCGCTTTCTTCGTCATCCTCGAACATGAATTCACGGACCCTAGCTGGACGCTGTTTCAGCGGTCGCGGTTTCCCGGTCACGCGGAGTTGTTCTTGGCGAATATCCGGCGTGGCGCAAGCGCAGCGGGGTTGGGCCGATGACGCCGGAACTCCTGAAGCTGAAGCAGGCGACCGCCGAGATGATCAAGGGCGTCGGCGGGGTTGAGGCGGCCGCCACCTTCTGCCGCGTGGGCAAGTCGACGCTGTCCGATGCGCAATCTTGGCGTCGGCCGGAGGTCTTCGTCGCGCTCGACGTGGTGGCCGATCTGGAGCCGCTGGCGCGGGATCGGACGGGGTGGCCACACGTCACCCGCGCGCTTTGCACGGCGATGGGTGGTGTCTTCGTGCCCCTGCCGGAAGCGCAGGCAACGCGCGGCGATCTGCTGACGCTGCTGGCCGCCAAGGCGCGGGAAAGCAGCGAGCTGACCGAGGCCGCCATTGCGTGCTGCACGGCCGTCGACGGCGATCCGGCGGCCCGTGCGGCAGCGGCGCGGCGGGCCATCAAGGAACTGGATGATGTGGTCGCGGTCGTCATGACGATGCGCGCCGAACTCGAAACGCTTGAGGGAGGGAATTGATGGGCAAGCTGCATCTCATGGCCAAGCCAGCCAGCGAAGGCGCGCGGCGAGTGGCGCAATGGGTGATGACGTTGCCGGGCGGTGTCGCCCAGGCGGCCGAGGCGCTGGAGATTTCGGAAGAATGGGTGCAGCGGATCGTCGACGGCGACCTGATCCCCGGCCTGCGGATCGGCGTCGCCCTGACCAAGCTGATGGGCGTCACCGCGGCGATGTTCCAACGGCCTGCGCGATCCGGCTGGTTCGACCGGGTGCCGGAGGCGCTGGCGGCGTGATGGCGACTCTGCCTGCGTTTCACGCGACGGACGAAGCGCCGGGCGTGGTCGCGTCGCCCGAAAGGATCGATGCGTGGATGCGCGTCGCCAAGGCGGGTGACACGTTCCTCTATGCCACGCGGGCCTGCCTGCCGGTGCGTTCGGCCGGTGCCAAGCGGATGTACGAACTGGCGACGCGCGGCCTGGTCTGCCTGACCCGGCCGCGATCGAAGCTCGACCCGACCGTGTTCAATTATACGGCGACGCGCACGTCCAAAGTCTCGCCGCTGACCAAGCCGGAACGGCCCGTTTTGCGCGCGCCGATCGTCACCGTCCTGGAACAGGAAGTCGCCGTCGTCGACGCGCTGCTGCCGGTCGTGTCCCGGTTCGCATCGGCCGCACGCCCCTGCCCCACCGATCGCCAGTTGGCAGAGCGGGCGGGCATCGCGCGGGACGCGGTCGCGCCGGGGCTGGCGGCAATGGTCGAGGCCAATCTCATCCGCATCGTCGGCGCGCCCGCCCCGACGAACCGCCGGATCTACATCATCGCGACGGGCGCCATGACGGGGTTTGCCAAATGAATGGTTCGTTCGAGATCGAAGTCGCGCAGCTTCGCGGCGTCCTGAAGGATGTCGTCGGGGTGGTCGAGGCGCGCAACACAATCCCCGTGCTATCCAATGTCCTGCTGACGGTGGATCATCAGTCGTTGACGGTGACGGGCACGGACCTGGACCTGATGGTGCAGCGGCGCGTGCCGCTGGCCCAGGCCGAGCCGTTCACGACCACGGTGGAGGCGCTGATCCTCGACCGGATCGCGTCGAAGCTGCCCGCCGACGTCGATGCAAAGGTCAAGCTGGCGGATGGCAAGCTGACCGTCTCGGCAGGGCGATCGCGGTTCCAGCTGCCGACGCTGGCGGCCGAGGATTTCCCGGTAATGCAGCCGGTGGCGCGGGACGCCTGCGCGTTCGCCATGCAGTCCATCTATCTGGGCGCGGCGATCGGGCTGGTCAGCCATGCGATCAACACCGAGGAAACGCGCTATTATCTGAATGGCATCTTCATGCACGCGCCGGACGGGCAGGATTTGCGCTTCGCGACGACGGACGGTCACCGGCTGGCGCGCGGTGTCGTGACCCTGCCGGACGGGGCGGATGGGGTGCCCGACACCATCATTCCACGCAAGCTGACCAAGCTGCTGAGCGGGTTGCTCGATCGGCATGAGGGCGAGGTGCTGATCACCGTCACCGATCGGCTGTTGCAGTTCGAAATGGGCGATACGGTGGTCACTGGAAAGGTGATCGACGGGCAGTATCCCGATTATGCGCGGATCATTCCGGTCGCGAACCCGCATCGCCTGGACATCGAGCGGGACGCCCTGATCGCGGCGATCGGGCGCGTCGTGACGGTGGCGACGGACAAGACGCGGGTCGTGAAGCTGTCCTTCTCGCGCGATCTGCTGATCATCACGGTCACGTCGCCGGAGAAAGGCGAGGCGCGCGAGGAACTGCCGTGCGGGTGGGACGGCCCGCCGCTGGAGGTGGGCTTTAACAGCAAGTATCTGCTCGACGCGCTGGGGCAGCTGACGGCGGATGCTGTCGAGATGCTGTTCGCCGATCCCGCCGCGCCGGTGGTGTTGCGGGATCGTGCCGATGCGCCCGCGACGTTCGTCATCATGCCGTCGCGGGTCTGAAGCGATGATGCAGAATTTGGTCCGGGTCGAGGATGGCCTCGTGGTTGCGGACAGCCGCAACGTGGCGGAGGCGTTCGGACGTGATCATCGCAACGTTCTACGAGATATCCGGGACCTATGTGATCGTCGTCCAGACCTTGCGCTCACTTTTGAGCGCAAGGTCACGCAGGTCGATATCGGCTCCGGCGCGCGGCGTGGCACTCACTATTACACCATGACCCGCAAGGGCTTCGTCGTGCTGGTCGGCGGGTTCAAGGGCGACCGCGCGCTGGATTTCCGCATCGCCTTCTATGACGCATTCGAGCAGCTGGAGCTGCGACTGGCGGCGATGGCGGCCGAGGAAGCGGCGCTGGCGGCACCGCCCGCCCCGTCGATCATGGATGACCATGACCGGATGCGCAACGCCATCGCCTTCGTCCGCGCGGCGCAGATGGCCAAGCGATGCCCGGTGGCGCGGCGGGCCTGGGTGGTCGCGGGCCTGCCCGACGTGTTCGAGGAAGGCCCGGCCCCGACAACCGTCGGGCTGGATCCGGCGGTTTCGTCGACTGTCCGGGACTGGGCGACGGATCGCCTGGAATGGGTCGAGGGCGCGCGGACGCCGATGGCCTGGCTGTACGAGGATTTCCGGCATTGGTGCCGGGAGCAGGGTCTGCCGCCGATCCCGATGGTCGGCTTCGGCCGCAACCTGACGCGCATGGGCGTCGACAGTTTCAAGAGCAGCGCCATGCAGCGTTGCGGCATTCGCCTGCGGGCGCGGGAGGTATCATGAGCAGCGTGAATAAAGTCATCCTGGTCGGCAATCTGGGGCGCGATCCCGAGGTCCGGTCGTTCCAGAACGGCGGCAAGATGGCCGAGCTGCGCATCGCCACGTCGGAGAGCTGGAAGGACCGCAACAGCGGCGAGCGCAAGGAGAAGGTCGAGTGGCACACGGTCAAGATCTTCAACGAAGGTCTGGTCGGCGTGGCCGAGCGGTTCCTGCGCAAGGGATCGAAGGTCTATGCCGAGGGCGCGCTGACCACCCGCAAGTGGCAGGATCAGCAGGGGAATGACCGCTATTCGACCGAGGTGACGCTCCAGGGCTTTTCCGCGAAGCTGGTCCTGCTCGACGGGGCCGATGGCGGGCAGCGCGGCAGCCGGTCGACCGGCGGGGCGCAGGGTGGCGGTTCGTCCGGCGCGGGCGGCGGTGGTGGCTTCGGTGGCGGTGGCTTCACCGACGATCTGGACGACGACGTTCCCTTCTGACGCCGCAAGCGCGCCGATCGCGCTGCTGACCCGCTCACAGACCGGGCAATGTCTGTGACATCCATTCAGGGGCATCATCCGTGGTTCAAGAATCCTCGCTGTCGGCCATGGGGCAGGCAGCGCTCCTCTACGCGCGCCTAGGCTGGCCGGTGTTCCCGTGCCGCGAGCGGGACGGCGCGCCCTATTTCGACACGAAGACGGGGGAAGAGCGACGGTCGAAGGCGAAGCAGCCCTATATCGGCAAGGGCCTGAAGGCCGCGACGCGTGACGAGGGGCAGATCCACGCGTGGTGGCGGCGCAATCCCGAGGCGATGATCGGCCTGCCGCAGGGCGCAAACGGCATGTTCGTCGTGGATTTCGATCCGCGCTGGGAGGAGGCGATCGATCCGGAGACGGGCGAGGTACAGGTCGACGACGATGGCCATCCGGTCAAGCGACTGTGCACGCTGGAGGAGCTGAAGGCGGCGCTGGAGGCGCAAATGGGGGTGCCGTTGCCGCGATCGGTGACGGCGATCACGCCATCTGGCGGCGTGCATGTCTATTTCCGCCAGCCGGAGGGGGAGCCGATCCGGAACAAGGGTTCCCTGCCGCTGCACGTCGACGTGCGGGGTGCGGGCGGGTACGTCATCGGCGCGCCCAGCCGCTGCATCGAGGCGGCCGATAGCGCGACGGGCGATTATCGCTGGCTGCGCGATCGTGGGGACTGGCGGGACGGCGCGGCCTATGCGGAGGCCCCGGCCGAGCTGATCGCGATCCTGCGCGCTCCCAAGGCCAGCAAGGCGAACAACGCCGCTGGCGACCAGCCAGCGTCCGCTCGATCTTCCGCGCCTCCCCGGCCGTCTGGGAGCGGCGATGATCCCGTGGACGCGGCTGTGCGCAAATATGCCCTGGCGGCGCTGGCGGCCGAGGAAGAGAAGCTGCGCAACACGCCCGGCGGTACGCGCAACAACCAGACCAATGCTTCGGCGTTCGCGGTCGGCCAGCTGGTCGGCGCCGGGGCCTTGTCGGAGTCGATGGCCCGGTCGTTCCTCCATGGTGCGGTCGCCGGGTTCAATGATGTGGCGCTGGCGCACCGGACCATCGAAAACGGGCTGACCGCTGGTATAGCGTCGCCGCGCGACCTGTCGTCCGTCATTGAGTCCGCCCGTCGTCGTGCCGATCGCGGCCCTTCCCGCCCCCATGCCCCCTCCCGTGGGGAACGTGATGTCGCAAGCTCCCAAGCGGGAGGGTCCCCGGCCTTGGAGCGGCAGGGAAAGGGCGCTGAGGTCGATCGGGAGGCCGAGGCAGCGCAGACATGCGCGTTGCTGCCCCAGACGGACCTGGGCAACCTCGAACGCTTCCTGAAGCGTCACGGGGCCAATTTCCTGTTTGTCGAACAGTGGGGCTGGCTGGCCTGGGACGGGCAGCGGTGGAGCCGGAACATGGCGGTGCCGCTGCTCGGCCGGGCGGTGCAGGATACGGCCCGAGCTATCCAAGCCGAAGCCGAGTTCGTGAAAGGGACAGGCGTCCCGGAGCCAGAGGAGATCGGTTGGGATGCCGAACAAATCCGCGCGCATCAGGCGCAACAGAAGGGCAAGCTGGATCGGATCGTGAAGGTCGCGCGCGATGGCACGGTCACAATGCTGTCCGACGTCATTTCCAAGTGGGGGCGAACCTCCGAGGGCGCAAGCCATATCAAGGCGCTGCCCGGCATGGCCGAGGCGCGGCTGGCGGCACGGACCGAGGATTTCGACACGGATCCGCTGCGGCTTAACGTCGCCAACGGGACGCTGATCTTCACCCGGCCGGGGAATGGCGCGCCTGCCCGTGTCGAGCTGGTCGCCTATAGCCGCAAGGACAAGATCACGAAGATGGCGGCGGCCGAGTATCTGCCCGATGCCACATGCCCGATCTATGATGCGTTCCTGGAAGAGGTGCAGCCCGATCCCGAGATGCGCGCGTTCCTGGATGTCTGGTCGGGATACAACTCCCTTGGCCTGGCTGACGCGCAGAAGATGTCGATCTTCTATGGTCAGGGATCGAACGGCAAGGGCGTCTGGCTGAACACCATTGCGCACATTCTGGGCGACTATGCCTGGGCGGCCGCGATCGAGACGTTCATTGATCAGGGCAAGTATCGCAAGGGGTCCGACGCCTCGCCGGATCTGGCGGCGCTGGCCGGGCGGCGCATGGTCTATGCCAACGAGCCGGAGGAAGGGTCGAAGTTCTCTGACGGCCTGATCAAGTCGATGACCAGCGACGAGCCGATCGGCGGTGTGCGCGAGCTGATGAAGCCTCCCTTCCAGCTGGAGGTCACGTTCACCAATACGGTGGCGGCCAACCACAAGCCGCGCATCGGCACGGACCATGGCATCCAGCGGCGTGTCGAGATCATTCCGTTCGACGTGATCGTGCCAAGCGACCGCGCGGATCCGCTGCTGAAGGCTAAGCTGAAGGCCGAGGCGTCGGGCATCCTCAATCGGATGGTCGCGGGTGCCCTGCGCTATCTGGACAGCGGATTGCCCCGTCCCAAGGCCGTGGAGGATGCCACGCGCTCCTATCAGGAGGAAAACGACCTACTGGGCCAATTCCTGAACCTGTGCATCCAGAAGGTGCCCGGCGAGTCGATTGGGTCAACGGCGCTGCACGAATTGTTCGCGGCGTGGCAGGCATGGGCGCAGCTGCTGGCCGCCAGCGGCAAGCCGTGGTCTCCGAAGTATCTGGCGGGCCAGATGGAGAAGAAGGGCTTCAAGAAGCGCAAGTCCTCCTCGATGGTGTGGGACAACATTCACCCGCTTTATTCGCCGTCCGACTTTGTCGACGAGCATGGCAAGCCGATCGCCGACGATCTGCCGTCGCCGCGCCTGATGGACGGGCACGCCGCGCCGTCCCCCTCCCCCAGCCCCTCCGAAGGTGCCGGTTATGCCGATGACGAACCGCTCTGATCCTCCCAACCTCTCGTGGCAGGGAGGGTGCGGGGAGGCACGAAATCGCGGTTTTCCGCCATTCCGGGAGCGCTGGGAGGGACGGGAGGCAGTTTCAGGAAGGTGGCCGTGCGTGCAGGCGCGCCCGCGCACATAGGTGCGCACATGAGAAACCTTCCGCGATTTCCCTCCCAAGCTCCCTAAGGTACAAAAAATGGCTGATTTCTGCGGTTCCTACCCTCCCAATGACCCTCCCTCTGTTGGGAAGGACAATTCCAAGCTCCCTGAACCTGTGGTCATGAACTTCGCCATGGTCGAAGACCGCTTGGTCGAAGCGCTGCTAACGTGCTGGCGGACGCCGGATCGCGAGCAGGGCTGGCAGCAGCTGCGCTCGGCATGGCCGGAGATCACCCGCGATCCGCTGTCCGGGGACTATGACGCGCGTGGTGGTGACGGCTCCAGTTCCGACGTGCCGTTGCGGCTGGCTTCGCAAACGCGGGAAGAGGTGGCCGAGATGGAGGAGGCATTCGGATGGCTGAGCGTGCTCGACGCCGACGATAGGAAGCTGGTCGGGCTGGCTGTCGCCCAGCTGGCGGCGGGCAAGCGCGAGATCTCGTGGGTCAAGATGTTGCGGCGCATGGGCCTGGATCATGGCGCTGACGGCCTGCGGATGCGGTATGGCCGCGCCCTCGCCGCCATCATCGCGGCGCAAAACCGCAGAAAAGCAGGCGTTAGCGTGTCAAGCGGGTGAATGTGCGGCCGACGCACATTTTGCTGTTCGTCTATCGGGCGAAATCGGCCTATTTCTTATCACGCTGGAACGGGCCTTTAGCGGCGCGGCTTCCACTCCTCCCTTAGCCTTTCAGGGCGGCGCGGCTTCGGCCTCGCCGCCCTTTCCTTTGGTGGTGCATGGTCAAATTGACTGGACTGAAGCCGCGCCTGAACGGGTTGCGGTCACGGATCGGCCGGGATGCGCCCAGCACGCGGGTTGAGCGGGACAGGGAGCGGGACGCCCAGCCGTGGCGGCGCTGGTACAAGACGGCGCGATGGCAGCGCCTGCGCATGGTCATTCTCACGCGCGATCTGTTCACCTGCCAATGGCCGGGGTGCGGTCGCGTCGAGCCTGACACGGCCCAGCTGGTCGCGGACCACCGCGAACCGCATCGGGGCGATGAGGCCATGTTTTGGGATCAGGACAACCTGTGGTGCCTGTGCAAGCCCTGCCACGACAGCGCGAAGCAACGGCAAGAGCATCGCGCCCGCTGACAGGTGGGGGGTGGGTCCAATCTCTGGGACGCCCCTGGCCCTAGACCGCAACCGCTCTCATTCGGAGAATTTTTTTCCAGTGGCCGATAATTCTGGGCTCGATCTGTTTGGCGACCCTATCCAGCCGGACAGGGAAGCCCGTGGGCGGCCGGAGCATCGGTGGACCCTCCAGAACAGCAACAAGGTGTTGTTGGCGTTCGCACGCGGCCTAAGCGTCAAAGAGGCCGCGATTGTGATCGGTGTGTCGGCTCCGACTCTGCGCAAGGTTTATTTTTCCGAGGTGCGTCGCCAGAAGGATGCGCGCCTTCGCATGGAAATGACGCAGCTGTCGCGGCTGAACGACGCCGCCCAGGCGGGCAACGTCGCGGCCGAAAAGGAACTGCTGAAGCAACTCGACAAGGCTGCCCTGAAGGACGTGGCGAACAGCGTCCGTGATCGCGGCCGTGGGCCGAAAGCCCCCGCCCTTGGCAAAAAGGAATTGGCGCAGGAAGCCGCCAAGGAAGCCGCGCAAAAGTTCAAGCCCCGTCAGGGGCCGAGACTGTTGAACTGACGCCGTGCGACAGTTGGAATGGTCAACCGGGTGTCCCGATTGGGAAACCCGGATCGTGGAGGGGCGCAGCCTTGTCCCGCCACCGCTGTTCCCCGATCAGGCGGAAGAGGCGTTGGCCATCTTCAAGAGCCTGCGCATCGTCGACGTGCCCGGACAACCGACGTTCGGCGAAGCCTGTGACGATTTCGTGTTTGAGTTCGTGGGGGCCATTTTCGGGGCCTATGACCCGATCAAGTGCCGCCAGCTGATCAACGAGTTTTTCCTGCTGATCAGCAAGAAAAACGCCAAGTCCACGATTGCCGCCGGGATCATGATCACGGCGCTAGTGCTGAACTGGCGCGATGCCAACGAACTGTTGGTGCTCGCCCCTACCAAGGAGATTGCGAACAACGTCTTTACCCCGGCCATGGGAATGGTTCGGGCTGACCCGGAATTGTCGAAGCTGCTGAAACCCGTGGAGCATCTACGGACGATCAAGCATCTCGATAACGGCTCGGAACTGAAGGTGGTGGCCGCTGACAGCGAAATCGTCGGCGGCAAAAAGGCCGGGTTCGTCTTGGTCGAAGAGGTATGGCTGTTCGGAAAAAATCCGAAGGCCGCTGCGATGCTGATGGAAGCTCTTGGCGGGCTGGTCAGTCGCCCGGAAGGGTTCGTGGTCTACCTCTCCACTCATTCCGACGAAGCGCCGCGCGGCGAGTTCAAGCGGCTGCTGGACCTGTTCCGGGGCGTTCGTGACGGGACGATCATCGATCCGCGCAAGCTGGGGATGCTCTATGAGTTCCCGGCCACGATGATCGAGAGCAAAGCCTATCTCGACCCGGCCAATTTCTATGTGACCAATCCCAACATCGGCCGCTCGGTCGACGCCGAATGGTTGGAAGGCAAGTTGCGGGAGGCGATGGCCGGGGAACCGGGCATCCTGCAAATCTTCCTGTCCAAGCACCTTAATGTTGAAATCGGCACCCGCCTTTCGCGTGATCGGTGGACCGGCGCTGATTTTTGGGATGCGGCTGCTGATACGGCGCTGACCCTCGATGCGATGATCCGGCGATGCGAAGTCGTCGTGGCCGGGATCGACGGGGGCGGTCTGGATGACCTTTTGGGGCTATGCCTCATCGGCCGGGAAAAGGGGTCAAAGCGCTGGCTGGTCTGGTGCCGGGCTTGGGCTTGGTCGGTCGTGTGGGATCGCCGCAAGGATATCGCGACCAAGCTGGACGAACTGGTCGCGGAAGAAACCCTCTTCAAATGCGTCATGCCCGATTGCGTCGTCATCGACCTGGAGGCGGATGACGACGAGGAAGACCAAGAGTTGACCGAGGATGTGCGCGGCGTCGTGGATGCGCTTTGCCGCGTCAGGGATGCCGGGCTTTTCCCCGAAACCGGCGCGATCGGGCTGGACCCGGTGGGCGTGTCGGCGATCGTGGACGAACTGGTCGCCCGAGGCTTCGACCCTGACAATCAGCTGCGGTCGATCGGGCAGGGCTACAAATTGAGCGCCGCTATCAAGGGCGCGGCCCGGAAGGTCGCAGCGCGGACGCTGCGGCATGAGGGCAAGGAACTGATGCGCTGGTGCGTCGGCAACGCGAAAATGGAGCCGCGCGGCGCAAGCGCGGTGGCCATCGTGAAGGCCACGCCCAGCGCCAAAATCGATCCGCTGGCGGCAATGTTCAACGCCGTGATGCTGATGACCGAGAACCCGGCAGCAGCCGGTTCATTCGAATATACGGGGATTTGAGCATGGGATTTATCGATCGCGCCCGGAACGCGGCGCGCGCGTTCCGGGCCGATGCGTCCCATGTGGCCCCGGCCGCGCCGATGCCGTCAGTGCATGGCGGGTGGGCCATCCGTGGCGACGCCGGGCAGGCTGGGCTGATCGCAGGCGCGGACGGTCTGAACGATCCCAAGGGCATGACCGTGTTGAACCTGCTGGGCGGCAATCGGTCGGGTGCCCCGATGGGGGAAGCGCGGGCCATGAGCGTTCCGGCCGTGCTTCGGGCGCTGGAGGTGCTTTGCGGCCTCTACGCCATGACGCCCGTCCATTATTACCGCAACACGCCCGAGGGCAAAGAGCGGGTCGACGACGCGCCGCAAGCCCGAATGCTGTCGACCAGCGCCAACGCCGTCCAGCCCGCCTATCTGCTCAAAGAGCTGATGATGGGCGATTTGCTGATGCGCGGTCGCTTCGGGGCCTTCATCCACCGCGACGCCCTCTACCGCCCCAATGCCCTTAGCCGCTTGGTGCCGGATGGGATCGCGCCGGTTCAGCATTGGGACCGGCAGGACGGGCTGGAAATGTTTTATGACGCACAGCTGCCCGATGGGTCGCGGGATCGCCTGACCCGCAACGACATTTGGTTCGTGCCGGGGTTCAGCCGTGACGGTCTGGTCGGCATCGATCGGCTGAAGCTGTTGGGCAACACGTTCGAGTCGGCCGCGTCGACCAGCGATTTCGCCCGGCGGTTCTGGGAGAACAACGCCCAGCCGTCGACCATCCTGACCACCAAGGCCAAGATTGACCGGCCGGGCAAAGAGGCGATCCGGTCCGACTGGCAACAGCGCTTTGCGGGGCCGCAAAATGCGGGCTCGGTTGCGGTGCTGGATCAGGAAATGGACGCCAAGTTTCTGGCCCATGACAACAAGGCTTCGCAGTTTATCGAGTCGCGTGGTTTTGGCGTTCTGGAGGTAGCGCGGGCCTTTGGTGTTGCACCGCACGTCCTATTCGAACTGACCCGTGCGACCTTTTCGAATATCGAGCATCAGAGCCTCGAATTGTACCTGTATTCGATGCTCGCCCACTTCGAACGTGGCGCGGCCCACATGACCCATCAATTCGCTGATGAGGGTCATTTCTTCGAGTTCATGCCCGAGGCCATGCTGAAGGGCGATATCCTGACCCGTTATCAGGCTTATGCCGTGGCGATCGACAAGGGGATCATGAACCCCAACACGGTCCGGCGGAAAGAGAACATGAACGACCGCCCCGGCGGTGACGAATACCGCGTCGGTTCCGGCTCGCAGATTGAAGGGCAGCCCCTTGCCCAACCACCCCGGCCGCCAGCGCCGCCCCAACAGTCCGAGGAAGACGAATGAACCAGCATGTCCTGGCCGCGATCCGGTCGGAGCCGTGGGCGATCGTGCCCGCCTATCTCGACGCGATCGAAGCGATTGCGCTTCGCATGATGGATCATCCGTCGCTGATCGCGGTGGAGCGGGACGGGCATGAGGCGCGGTTTGCCGATGCGACCGCCCGGATGGGTGAACGGGCACCGGGGACGCGCACGGCCGCCCTTCGTGATGGCGTCGGTATCGTGCCGATGTTCGGGCCGGTCTTTCCCCGTGCTGGGGGACTGGCGACGTCTGGCGCGACGACGCTCGACGCCGTGGCGGCCGATCTGCGGGCGCTGGAGGCCTCGCCGGAGGTGCGGAACGTCCTGATGACGATCGATAGCCCCGGCGGGGCGGTGTCGGGCATCCACGACTTTGCCCGCTTTGTCGCCAATTTTTCCAAGCCGTTGGCGGTTCATGTGTCGGGCCAATGCTGTTCGGCCGTGTACTGGATCGCCAGTCAGGCGTCGGGCGGGATCAGTCTTGATCCAACCGGCGTGGTGGGTTCGATCGGCGTGTGCATGTCGACTTCCTATCAGGAAGGGCCGGACATGTCGGGGCGGCGGTCTATCGACATCACCAGCACCGGCGCGCCGAACAAGCGGCCGGACCTTTCGACCGAGGAAGGCCGGGCCGCTCTGCGCTCGACGCTCGACGCCATCGAATCCGTGTTCATTAGCACCGTGGCCAAGGGGCGCGGTGTCTCTGAAGCTACCGTCCGGGCCGATTTCGGCAAGGGCGGCACCCTGACCGGGAAGGACGCAAAGGCGGCCGGGATGGTCGACCGCGTGGAGGCCGATGGCCTTGACGGGGCGATCCGGCGGCTTGCCCGAACCGCCCCTCCGGCAGCGCCCCGGCGGGCCGCCGCGGCGAACCACCTGGCCTTGGCGCAAGCGCGCGCCGGGCTGTAATCCACCAAGGAGAATGACGATGCGCATTACCGCGCTACGGGCAAGTCTGGCGGCCGAAGTCGGATCGATGGAAGCGATCCTCGACGCCGCCAGCAATGACAACAACCGTGACCTGACGGCCGAGGAACAGACAGCGTTCGACAAGCACAAGGCGGAAGCCGAACGTCTCCAAGCGGCGGTCGGTCGCGAGGAAACGACGCTGGCGCTGAAGGCATCGGCCGCCAAGCCGATCCATGTCGGTGGTGCCGGCGCGGGCGGTGGCACCGTTCCGGCAGCCGTGAAGGAAAAGCTGGAGCCGGGCGTGATGGTCGGTCGCATCGCCCTGTCGTTGGCCGCGACGGGTGGCAATGATCAGCGGGCGATGGCGAACCACGCGCAAACTGTGTTCGGTGATGAAACCGGCCAGATTGTCGCCAACATGGAACAGTCGACCAACACCAAGGGCGGCTATCTGGTCGACACCGATTACAGCCGCGACTTTATCGGCTTGCTGCGCCCGCGCGTCGTCATCCGCAATCTGGGGGCGCGGTCGGTGCCGATGCCGGATGGCAACTTGACCATGCGCAAGAAGACGGCGGGCACGCAGGCGGGCTATGTGGGTGAACGCGTTCCGGCGCCGACCACCGACATGCAGGTTGGCAATCTGAACATGACCGCCAAGAAGCTGATGGCACTGGTGCCGATCACCAATCAGCTGATCCGTCGTGCCAGCTATGGCGTCGACCAGATGGTCCGCGACGATCTGCTCGACAGTGCGGCGGTCAAGGAAGACCAGCAGTTCCTGCGCGGTGCGGGCAGCGCAGTTGCGCCGACCGGCGTTCGCAATCTGGTCGCGGCCGGGAACATTCTGGCGATGACCGGCAATCCCAACCTCGTGACCGTTTCGTCGGACCTGGGGCGCATGACGCTGGCGGTGAAGAACGCCAATGTACCGATGATCAGCTGCGGCTGGGTCATGAGCCCGCGCGTTCGTGAGTTCCTGGCCAGCCTGCGCGATGGCAACGGCAACATCGTCTATCCGTCGATCGAAGCGAACGGCACGCTGAAGGGCTACAAGATCGCCGAGACGACTTCGGTGCCCGACAATCTGGGCGCGGGCGGCAACGAGTCGGAACTGTATTTCGGCGACTGGTCGCAATTCCTGATCGGCGACACCTATCAGGTCGCGTTGGCGGCGTCGGACACGGCCGCGTATGACGATGGCGGCGTGATCCGGGCGGCATTCTCGAACGACGAAACGGTCATCCGCCTGATCGAAGAGCATGACACGCAGCTGCGCTACGATCGCGCAGCGGCGGTCCTGACGGGCGTGACCTGGGCACCGTAAGCCCGGCGATCAATCTCCAACCATCTCAGGCGGGTCCGCGTGTCGGGTCCGCCTTTTCCATTTCTGGAGGCCATCATGGCGGTCACTTTTCTCGAAACCACTCAGGTGGGCACCATTTACAATCAGGATGAGGTCGCGGCGTTCGACGCGGAAACCGAGGCAGAACTGATCAAGGCCGGGGTTGCGGAGGCCGTCGAGGCTCCGAAGGGTAAGAGCGGTTCGGCCGCTCCCCAAGCCTGATCCAGCGCGGGCAGAGGACACGTCATGGCGGAAATCGTCTCGCTGGCCACTGCCCGCGAATGGCTGAAGGTCGATGACGAAATCAGCGACAGCCTGTTGCAGTCGCTGATTTCCACCGCCGTTCAGTTCGTCGCGGACTATATGGAGCGGCCTTTGACCGGGGAGCGCGGATGGCCGGACGGTCAACTTCCCCCGCCTGTGGTGCATGGCATTCGGGTGGCGCTGATCGACCTGTTCAACAACCCCGAGGATCCATTTTCCAACCTTACCGCACTTACGGCGCTGGTCGGCCCCTATAGCCGTCCATCGGTCGGTTGATGGCTGGCAAGGATCAACGGGCCGCTTTTCGGCCCAATAAGCGTGTCCAGCTGGAGCAACCCGAGGCGGACAAGACCTTTGGGGGTGCCGGACGGGGCAAATGGGTATCCGTGACCAGCGGCAAGATTTGGGCAGAGGTCCGCGACACACTGCCCAGCCGGGGGGAAAATCTGTCAGAAGGGCTGACGATCGCCAAGCGTCCCGCCCGCATCCGCATCCGCTATCGGCCGGGGCTGACCGCCCGGATGCGGTTCATCGTCGATGGGCGGGTGCTGCAAATCGTTGCAGGTCCAGCCGAGATCGGGCGGCGCTATCTGATTGAGTTTATGGCCGAGGAAACCACCCCGGCCGGAAACCCGGCCTGACGTGGCCAAGGTCACAGGGCGCGATGAGGTCAAGCGCTACATAGCCGCGATCCCCGACTATTGCCGGACCAAGCTGCTGCCCGGCGCGGCGCGTGCAGGTGCGAAGGTCATTGCAGAGGAAGCGCGCGATCGGTGCGAGTCGGACCGCGTAGCGGCGGATATCGTCGTGAAGGCCCGCGCCGTCACGGATGACACGATCCGCGTCGTCGTGACGGTCAAGCGGGGCTTCAGCTATTCGCTAGGCGTCTGGCTCGAATACGGCACCGCGCCGCACTTCATCGCGGCCGTTGGCGGCATCGGCGCGCGAAAGCTGAATCAGAAACTGAAGGACAGCAAGGCCAGCCCCACGCTTGTGATTGGTGGGCGGCCGGTCGGGCCGGAGGTCTTTCACACCGGATCGCGCGCCTTCCCGTTCCTGCGTCCCGCGCTGGACGTGAAGGAAGCCGAGGCGATCCGCGCCGCGCAGCAATTCATCACCAACCGCCTGACCCGCAAGGGGATTGGGCCAGACGACATGGACGATGACCAATGAGCGATCAGCCGATTGAGGACGTGATCGACGGCGCGACGATCATGGGGGCGGTCCTGTGCGCCTACGCCCCGTTGATCCGGCTTGTCCCTGTCGAGAATATTAAGGGCGGCCGTTTGCCGGAGGGCCAGCCGCTGCCCGCCATTCTGGTCCGCACCGTCAGCAGCACGGGGCCGCAAATGCTGCGCCGGGAAGGGACGCGGCGGTGCATCGACCGGATTTCGGTCGCCGTGCGCGCCGCCACCTGGGCCGAACAGCGCGCGATCATCCGTCAGGTGCGCGAAGCCGGGGCCGATCGGGTCGGCCCGATCGGGGGCGGGTCCAGCGTGACCATCCTGTTGTCGGGGCTTGGCCCGGACGTGGATGGCCCCGGCAACACCTACGAACAGACCCAAGATTTCCGCGTCAGTTACGACGCCACCACAGGAGAATGAGCATGTCCGACACCGACACCCCCAAGAAGTCCGCGAAGGTGCTGCGCGATTTCAAGGACGCGGGAACGCTGCGTTCCTTCACCCAGGGCACCACCGTCGACATCACCGAAGGCGAATATGCCAATTATGCGGCGGCCGGTCTGGTCGGCGAGCCCGACGCGGCCGAGGCCGCCCCGACCGATAACGGCATCCCCGTCGCCCAGAACTGACGCGGCCTTCACCCTCCCGCCTCTCAACAGGAGTAGACACCCATGACTGCCCAGACTGCGGCGGGCACCAAGCTCGCCATTTCCGTCGCCAGCCCGGCGACCTTCGACGCGGCCGGTTTTGCCGCATTGACCATGACCGCCATCGGCAAGGTCGAAAAGATCGGCTCTTTCGGTGCGAGTTTCGCCAAGGTCGAGTTCCAGCCGCTCGACGGCCCCAAGGAAAAGTACAAAGGGCCGGTCGATAACGGCGCGCTTAGCCCGTCGCTGGCGCTGGACAGCGCCGATGCCGGTCAGGGCGTCCTCCAGACCAGCGGCGCGGACAAGTCGCAGAAGCTGTATAGCTTCTGCGTGACCTATCAGGACGGGTCCAAGCGCTATTTTCAGGGCCGCACCTTCGGGATGCCCGAGACGGCCGATGGCGCGGGCACGATGCTGATGGCGAACCCCGCCATCGAAATCTGCACCGACATCGTGAAGGTCGCAGCCGCCTAACCCCCTTCCGGCCCAGCCGGTTCATGAGCATCGGCCTGCCCCGCGTTGCGCGGGACGGGGCGGGTCGGTGCATCCCGCGCATTCCCGCCGCAATGAGGTTTCCATGTTCGATATTGCCAAGATCGCCGTCGCTTCGACCGGCGCGCTGCACCTGAAGGATGCCAGCGGCAACCTGATGTACGATGGCGGTCAGCCCGTCCGCATCCACCTGTATGGCCCTGCCTCGCCGCAATATTCGCGGATTGAGGAACTCCAGACCCAACGCGCCCTGAAGCGCGCACAGGACAATGACGGCAAGCCTTCGGCCATGTCCGCCGAACAGCGCCGGGAAACCACGGCCGAAGATTATGCGGCCGTCACCGCTTCGTTCGAGAACTTCACCTATTCCCCGGCAGGCAAGGCGACGGGTGAAGACCTGTACCGCGCGACCTATTCCGACCCGGCGCTGGGCTTCATCGTCAATCAGATTACCCGGTTCCTGGCCGACTGGGGAAACTTCAAGCCCGCGTCGGCCAAGGCCTGACGCTTTACGTGCGGCAAATGGCGTGGCTGGCCGCCACGCCAAAGCCACCCGAGGGGTCCAGACTGTCCGAGCAATGGGACAAGGTAGATCCCGATGCGAAGAAGAGCCGGGCGGACCGGATGGGCAAGGCGGCGGCCGCTGCGGCGATGCCGCCCAATCCCATGCCGCATATCACCGAACGCCTGATTGAAATGGGTTTGGTGGAGGTGGCCGGCATGGGCACGGTTCCGCTTAGCTGGTCCACCCTTTCGGCATGGTCGCAGATGACCGGCGTTCGGCTCTGCCCTTGGGAAGCGCGAACCATGCGCCGCCTGTCGGCCGAGTATCTGGCCGAAGGGCGACGGGCCGAGGATATGACATGCCCGCCGCCATGGGCCGCCCCGGTCAGTGAGGTCGAGATTTCGTCCGAACAGGCCGCGCTGGAACGTGTGCTGGGCTGATCAGCGATGGTCGGTCACGTAGCGCTTCAGCACATCATCCAGGCGGGATTGCCAGCCCGCCCCGGTGGCTTCGAAATAGTCGACCACCTCCGGGGACAGCCGGATGGTCTTTGGGATTTTGGTCGGCTTTTTCTGGGGGCCGCGCACGCGTCGCATTTCGGCCGCCATGGCGGGCAGCGCTTCGGCGAACGGCCGCGCGCTGGCCAGCTGGGCGTCGGTCAGTTCGGGGTTGTCTGACACGGCATCCATGTCCGCTTGGGTGTATTTCGTCATTCCACGAATTTCCTTTCCTTGGCGCTGGCGGGGCGGGCCGAGATGATCGAAAGCCCTTCGGTGCCCAGCGTGGCGAAAATCACGGTGATGACGCCGTTGAGGCGTCCAACCGCGAACCAGCGGCCTTGTTTCGCTTCACCGATAATCGCGGACAGGAAGAACGCTTCGTCGATATTGGCGAAATCAATGCCGTGCTTGGCAAGGTTCGCGGCGCGCTTCGGTTCGTCCCATACGATCATCATGGGTTTTTTGTACGCACGAAAAGCCTAAGCGTCAACATAAATTGTAAGTACAAATAGGGCTGTCCGTTCGGGCGGCCCTTTTTCTTTTGGAGCGCCGCTGATGGACAATTTCGAAGGTGCGGCGCTTGGCGTCGGGTTCGATATCGATACCGGCGGTTCGTTCGAGGCGCTGGCGCGTCTGGACACGGCTATCGACCGGGCCAGCGCGAACGCGATCGATGAGTTTAACAAGGTCGAACGTGCGTCCGCCTCGATGCTGAACCTGAACGGGGCGCAGGCTTCGCTGCGTTCGTTCGGCGCAGAGACGACACAGGCGGCGCGTGCGGCCATTCGTGAGTTGGCATCGGTCGAAAAGACCGGCGAGCGGCTGGTTGCCCAGATTGAGCGCCAGAACGGTGCCTTTGGGAAAACCCGCGAGGAAATGCGGCTTGCAAAGGTGGAGGCGGCCGCGCTGGCCGCCGAACAGCAGGGCCTGACCGAACTGGCCGGACGGCTGCGCGCGGCCGAGTCCGATCTGGCGGGCAAGGAACTGGCGGCCGCGCGCCGCGCCCGGTTCGAGGCCGAGGCGCTGGCCGAAGCGCGCGCAGAGGCCGAGGCGAAAGCCGCCATCGAGGCCGCGCGGGAGCGCGTGCGCGCGGAAGCGGCGCTAAATGCCCAGCTGCTGGAGCGATCGCGACTGCAAGGGCTGCTGGAACAGAATTTCGGGGTAAACCAACCCCGCGCGACCGATGCGGGCGCGACGTTCAGCGCGCTGGCCGCGCGTGCGGCTGAGGAAGAAACGCAGGCGCTGCGATCGGCCACCCTCGCCCACCAAATGTTTGAGGCGCGCGTCAAGGCGGGTGTGACGGCCCTGCGGGAGCATGAGGCGGCCGAAATCGCGGCGACCCGCGAACATGAAATGATGGCGTCGGCGGCCGATCGCCTGCGCGCGTCGATCGACCCGGCCTTTGCAGCGCAACAGCGATTCAACAAGGAAATCGGCGATGCGCGCAAGCTGGTATCGGCGGGCGCGATCGGTCTGGACGAATATGCCGCCAAGCTGCGGATGGAACAGGCGCTGCTGGACCGTGTGACGGGCGCGCATGAGGGCTTGGGGGATGCGCAGCGCCTGACCAGCTATGAGACGCTGAACCTGACCCGCAATCTGGCGGACGTGGGCGTGACGGCGACCATGGGCATGGACCCGTTCATGATCCTTGTGCAGCAGGGTCCGCAAATCTGGGACGTGTTCCAGCAGATTGAGGCGCGCGGGGGCAGCGCGGCCGCATCAATGCGCCAGCTGGGGCAGGACGTGCTGGGCTATGTGGTCAGCGGGTTCGGAAAGCTGGTGCCCTATCTGACGCCGACGAACCTGCTGTTGGCGGGTACGGCGCTGGCGGCCGTCGCGGCGGTTCGCGCGCTGGGCGAATATGGCGCGGCGATGCAGCGGCTGGAGGTCACGGCGGCTGGGCTCGGTCGCACATCCGGCCAGACGGCCGCCCAGCTGGAGACGGTCGCCGAGGCGGCGGCATCGGCGGGCAATCGGTCGCTGTCGGCCACCCGCGATAGTGTCGCGGCCTTCGCGTCGGCCGGGATCGAAAGCGGCCAGACCATCACGGCGCTGGCGGCCAATGTCGAAAAATACGCCAAGCTGACCGGGCAGGATGCCCCTGCCGCGCAAGCCGCGCTGGCCGAAGCCATGTCCGATCCGGGGCGGGCGGCCGACACCTTCACGCAACAGCTGGGTCTGCTGACCGGCGCGCAATATGAGCATATCCGCGCCTTGGCGGCGCAGGGTGACGGCGAAAAGGCGGCGTCCGAGCTGACCCGCATCCTGACCGCCGATCTGGTCGCGAACAGCCATGAGGCCACCGGGCTGGCCCATTACATGGACGCGCTGGGCGATGCCGTGTCCGGCGTGGCGGTGATGTTCGGTCGGCTTGATCAGCGGATCAAGAATGCCGGGGCGTCCTATGATGCCTGGCTAAAGCGGAATGTCGGTGGCTGGGCTGTCGACCTGATTGGCACCGGCAACACGTTGCCCACGGGGCCGAACGCGGCGGCAGGGCGCAATCAGGATCAGGTTGCGGCGCTGAACGCATCGCAATCGCTGAACACCAGCGGCATGAAGCAATTCAACGATCTGCTCGCCCAGCAGCGTATCCTGCAAAAGGGACTGGCGGATACGACCGGCCTGACCGCCGCCCAGATTGGTGCCCTGCGCCATGACTATGCGGCCGTCACCGACACGATTGCGGCGAACCGCAATGCATCGGGCCAGTGGATCACGACGCAGGAACGCGCCCATCTGGTCGCGCAGGCGCAGGTGCGATTGGGTGCCGCGCGCAATCAGACCGAAAAGGCCGCCGCGCAGCAGCAGCTGACCCGTCTTCAGCTGGGCGGTCAGGTTCTGACGCAGCAGGAACGCGAGACGCAGGCGCAGGACGCCTATTCCCGCGTGTCGGAACGGTATCACCGCGCCAAGAATGACCACGCTGCGCAGCTGGTCCGCGACGCGCAGGCGGTCGAGGCGTCCATCCGCAACCTTTATGCGCTGGCCGAGGCTTACGGCGTGTCCGGGTCGGCCGCGCTCATCGCGGAAGCCCGCGTGCGTGCGGAAAGCCATGCCATCCGCCAGCGCGGCGATATCGAGGCGGCGGTCAATCGGCAGATTGAACTGGCAATTGCGCAGCGTGTCGCGGACGGCGCGAAGTCCGTCCAGTCGATGAACGATCAGTCGCGGATTCAGGCTGACGTGAATGCGGCCGTAGCGGATGGCCTGATCCCGGCAGGCCGCGCCAACGAGATGCTGCGCGACCGGATCGCCGAATTGCCCTTGTTGGCGGCTCTGGAGGCCGCACAGCAGCGCGGGCTGACCAAAGGGGCAGCCGAGGCGCAAAAGGCGCTGGATGCTCTGCACGACGCCCAGAAGCGATCGAACGCGGCCGCTGTCGGTGCGAGGTTCTTCGCGGCCGATCAGGCCGCCGATCGCCGGTTGGCGCAGCTGGAAAAAGAACGGGACCTGATCGGCGCAACGGACGCCGAGCGGACCAAGGCTTTGGCGACGCTAAAGGCCACGCAGGAACTACCGGACCATGACTTCAAGGGCAGGTTCGCGGACGATTACATCGCCAAGCAAGTCCAGATTGCGGAAAATCAGCAGCAAATCCAGTTGCTGACCAACGCCTACAACGATTCGTTGAAGCATCAGGCCGAGTTGTTCGACGCGATCGCTGCGAATGTTCAGAATGCTGGGCATGGCATGGCGGAAGCCTTTGGCGAGGCGGGCCGCGCCCTGGGCGATATGGCGTCCGTCTTTGCGGGGCATCTGTCCGATCGCCAGCGCCTGAACGACTGGCAGCAGAAGGAACTGCGGGATGCCAGCCAAATCACGGTGGCAGAGGTCCGCGCCCGCAAGGAACGGGAGATTTCCGCGCTCTACACGGCCCGGTCCAGCACGATGCAAATCGCCATGTACGGCGACCTTGCGGCATCCGCGCGCGGGTTCTTCGACGAAGGTTCGACCGGGTATGAGGCGATGGCGGCGGCCGAAAAGGCTTTCCGTGCCGTCCAGTTCGCCCTGTCGGTGCGAGCCGTGGCACAGGACGCCATCGAGACGGGCAGCGCCATCGCCAAGAGCGGCGCGCGCGCGGCCGCCCATGCCGTCGAGGCGGTGGCCAAGGCGATTGCGGGCCTGCCCTTCCCGCTGAACATCGCGGCCGGGGCGGCCACGGCGGCCGTGCTGGGGTCGATCGGCCTGTCGATCGTCGGGGCGTTCGGCAAGGGCGGTGGCGATCTGCCGAAGGCCAATGCGGGCACCGGCACGGTGCTGGGCGACAGCGCGGCCAAGTCGGAGAGCCTGAAGCGGTCGCTCGATGCGCTGAAGGAAGTCGATACCGTTACGTCCGTCTATGCGCGCGAAATGGCCACGTCGCTGCGGTCGATCGACAACCAGATTGGCGGGCTGGCCAGCGTGCTGGTCCGGGCGGGCAATATCAATGCGTCGGCCGGGATCACCGAGGGGTTCAAGACGGACCTGACCGGCAAGCTACTGTCCAACGCGGTCGACCCGCTGGGCATCCTGTCCAAGATTCCTGTGATCGGTGGCCTGTTCAGCGGCATCAAGGGCCTGATCGGCTCGCTGTTCGGATCGACCACCACCGTTGTCGGCAATGGCCTGTATGGCGGCGCACAGTCGCTAGGCAGCATCCTGTCGGGCGGCTTCGACGCGTCCTATTATTCGGATGTCGAGAAAAAAAAGCGGTTCCTGGGCATCACGACCGGCAAGTCCTATTCCACCCAATATACCGGCGCGGATAGCGGGCTTGAGAACCAGTTCACGCTGATCCTGAAGGAGTTCAACAGCGCGATCGTCGCGGCGGCCGGGCCGCTGGGAGTGGCGACCGGCGATATTCAGGCGCGCCTGAACGGCTTTATCGTCGACATCGGCAAAATCGACCTGAAGGGCCTGACCGGAACGCAAATTCAGGAAAAGCTGACCGCCGTTTTCGGCGCGGCGGCTGATCGCATGGCGGACAGCGCGTTCCCCGGTTTCCAGCGCTTCGCGAAGGTCGGTGAAGGCGCATTCGAGACGCTGGTCCGGGTGGCGTCCACCGTCGAGGCCGCGACCACCGCGCTGCAAAATCTGGGCGGCGCGGCGCAGGCGCTGGGCGTGGATGCGAAGATGGGGCTCGTGGCGCAGTTCGAGAGCGTCAGCGCGTTCACCAGCGCCACGGATGCCTATTTTCAGGCCTATTACAGCAAGGCCGAACAGTCGGCTGCGAAGACCGCGCAGCTGGGCCGCGTGTTCGACAGCCTAGGTCTGTCGATGCCTGCCAGCCTGTCGGCCTTCCGCTCGCTGGTCGAAGCGCAGGACCTGACCACGACGGCCGGACAGGCAACCTATGCCACGCTGCTGAAGCTGGCGCCTGCCTTTGCCGATCTGCAATCGGCCTTGGAGGGCGTGAAAAGCGCGGCCGATATCGCCAGCGAACGCGCCGATCTGGAACGTAGGCTGCTGGAGGTGAATGGCGATACCGCCGCGATCCGGGCGCTTGATCTGGCCAAGCTGGATAGCAGCAACCGGGCGCTTCAGCTGCAAATCTGGGCAATTCAGGACGCGCAGGAAGCGGCCAAGGCGGCCGACGATCTGCGCAAGGCATGGTCGGACGTGGGCGACAGCATCATGGATGAGGTCAAGCGCATCCGGGGTCTGACCGAGGCGGGCGGGGATGGATCGTTCGCGACCATCATGGGGCAGTTCAACGCGGCTAATGCGTCGGCGCGGGGCGGCGATCAGGACGCGGCCAAGCTGCTGCCCAGCCTGTCGCAGTCGCTGCTGACGGCGGCCGCCAATTCGGCGACCAGTCGGCAGGAACTGGACCGCATCCGCGCCCAGACCGCCGCCCAGCTGGAAGCGACGTGGGCCGCTATTCAGGGGCGCAGCACCGTCCCCGTGACCGGCAGCAGCATCGTCGCGGGCAAGGCCGTGACGATGCCCGGCGTGGATGCGGCGACGGGACAGGCCGTGCCCCCGGCGAATGACGATCTGATCGCCGAGTTGCGCCAGCTGCGGGACGAAGTGGCCCATCTGCGCCGGGAGAATGTCGCGGGCCATGCGGCCACGGCGAGCAACACGGGAGGCATCAAAAAGACCTTGGACAATGTGACCGCCGAGCATGGTGGGCAGGCGATCAGCGTAGCGGGGGCGGCGGCATGATGGAGGTGGTGACGGCCGATGGCGGCCGCCTGACGATCGGCACTGTCGAGACGGGCAGCACGGTCGGGATCATCGACTATAGCCGCCGCGTCACGGACGATTTCGGCGTCACGACCGTCGTGCAGCGCGGTTTCGCGCGTCGACTGTCGGTGCGGCTGGCGGTGCCATTCGATGATGCCAGCGCATTGCAACGCCGTCTGGCCGATCTGCGCGCCACGTCCGCCCAGTGGATCGCCGATCCGCGTTTCGCATGGCTGAGCCCGACCGGCTTCTACAAGGATTTCGATATCGATGTGGCGGTTCGACCGCTGTCCTTTTGCACCTTGTCGGTCGAAGGGCTGGCCGAAACCGCGTCTGTGGCCGATCCGGGCGGCGATCCCGCGCCGAATGGTCGTCGGTCCACCCTCCAGCTGCTCCAGCCCTATACGGTCACGGAAGCGATCCTGACCGCCTCCAGCGTCGCGGAAGACGACGCCCCGGCATGGTCGGGCGTGACCGGCTATATCAAGGGCGCGCGCGTGCTGCGTCAGCACCGGGTCTATGAGGCCCTGATTGCCAACAAGGCGGCCGATCCGCTGCTGGCGGCCGGTGGGCAATGGCTCGATACCGGCCCGTCGAAGCGCTGGGCACCCTTTGACCAGGCGCTCGGTACGGTGGCGCAGGCGGACGGCTTGATGACCATGCGGCTGGAGACGGCGCGCATCGAGGGCGTGGCGTTGCTCGACGTGACGGGTGCGACTGTCCGTGTTCAGGCCGATGGCTATGACCGGACGCAGGCCGTGACCGGCGGGGCTGTCACCTTCCTTGATCTGGGCGGCAAGGCCCGCGTCACGGTGACGATCGCCGGGGCGGGATCGGTATCGGTCGGCACGCTGCTGATCGGCCGTGTCGTGGCGTTGGGCACGACCGAGGCGGCCCCCACGGCCGGGATCACCGATTTCAGCCGCAAGACGGTCGACGACTTCGGCGAGGTCACGATTGCCAAGCGCGGCTATGCCAAGCGGATGACCGCCAAGGCGCTGATCCGCACGGACGCGCTCGATATCGTCGCCAATCGCATCGCCACGGTGCGGGCCTTACCGTCGCTCTGGATCGGACAGGACGGGCTGGACTGCCTGACCGTGTACGGCTTTTTCCGGGATTTCGGCATCGAGGCGGGAGCGGGCGTCAGCAAGCTGTCGCTGTCGATCGAGGGTCTAAGCGCAGCCGATAAGGCCGCGCCGCTCGTATCGTGGCCGGATATCGGCGATCCGAACGGCACGAAGCCCAAGGACAATGCGGACAAGACCAGCGAGAATACCGCGAAAGACACGGCGGCCGTAGGCGGCCGGGACAGTCAAAAGTTCGTGTCCGACTTCGATAGGGTCCAGACTGACCTGAAATCGGCGCTGACCGATATCGGCGATATCAACACCGACCTGACCGCCGCTCTGGGGAAATTCGACGGCGTGTTTGAAACGGTCGAATTGCTGACCCCGAGCGTGTTCGACGTGGTGCGCATGTTCGGCACCCTCAATTCCTACATGCGTGCGCGCACGACGCTGGAGGGGATGCCGATCGGGACCGTCGTGGTGGAGACGCGGGAAAAGACGGACAGCGCCGTCGAGGATTTGAAGTTGCTGGGCGCGCGGTCGCTGAACGGAACGGCCTTCAGTCTCGACCTGACCACGGTCATGGTCGATGCAAAGACCTCGCTGGCGCAGCGGTTCACGCAGATTGAGGCCAAGGGCGCGGGCGATCTGAACGCGTTGGCCTCGTCGCTCACCACCGCCATCACGGAAGGCGACAATGCCAGCGCGACCCGACTGGAGACGCTGGAGGTCGGAGCCAAGGGCATATCCGCCAAGGTGCAATCCCTCCAAGAGGCGGTGATTGACGGCGACGATAGCCTTGTCCGCCAGCTGTCGACCTTGAAGGCGGCAAACTCGCTATTGGCCACCACCATATCGGACCTTGAAGAGGCCACGGTGTCGGGCACCAACTCCGTGGCCAAGCGCGTGGGCGTTATCGAATCGTCGCTGAATACGGCGGATACCGGGGTATGGGCGCGGATCGGAAAGGCCGAACAGGTCATCATCGCCAACAACACCGCGACGCTGAGCAAATTCGAGGAATTGAACGCCGCGATCTACAGCCCGAACGGGGGCGTCAAGGCGACCATTGCCGATCTGGTTGAGGCGACATTGACCGGGGATACCTCCGTCGCCAAGCGGGTCAGCACGATCGAGCTATCGCTAAACACGGCGGATACCGGCGTTTGGGCGCGGATCGGCACGGCCGAACAGGCAATCGTCACCCAAGGCAGGGTGTTCGGCGAGCGGATTTCCACGCTGGAGGTGGGCCTGAATACGCCGGGAACGGGTGTGTGGGCGCGGATCGGCACCGCCGAGCAGGCGATCACCGAACAGGGGCGCAGTTTCGCCAGCCGTATCAGCGTGATCGAGGCGGGCCTCAACACCCCCGAAACGGGTGTATGGGCGCGCGTAGGTTCGGCCGAACAGGCGATCACCACCGTCAATAGTGCCCTCGCCACCTTCAAACAGGATGTGACGGCATCGCTCGACACGCCGGGGACGGGCCTTAAGGCCAAAGTCGGGTTGCTGCTGTCCGCGACGGTCGATCCCCAAAATGGGGCCGAGGCTAAAGCGGTCCTGGCGCTCGACTCGCAAGGCCTTGTGTCGGGGATCGTCGGGACGAACAACGGCACGGTTTCGCGTATCTCGTTCAAGTTCAGCCAGACGGACTTTTTCCGGCCGGATGGGACTTTGCTGCTGCGCATCGGCAATGCGAGCGCAGGAGAGGACCCGAACGCGGTCTATATGCCCAATGTCGTCGTTGATCGACTGAGGGCCGATACCGTCCAATCGCAGCATATCCAAAAAGGGGCGGCGTCGGCCTCCCGCTTTGCGGTGCTGACCCAAGATGCGTCCGTGGCGCGGGTGGCGACCTATCAGAACATCGCCACCGTCAGCTTCAAGAAAGAAGAAGCCGGTAGCTATATCTTGGTTCGCACCAGCCTCAACTGCCGAAGTCAGGATGACCTTCAATTCATCGTGGCGATGTCGGTTTCACTGGAGGGCGGCGGGACTTACACCGTCAGCAGCGAGACAAACATGGTGTTCGACAACACCAATTCTTTGGCGCGGATGCCGATCAGTCCGTTCGCTTTGTTCAGCGATCCGGCTGTTCTGGCGCATGTCGGCTATGTCGCAATCAACATCTCAATTCGCAACACGGAAGTCGACAACATCCCGCTGATTATCGCGGCGGGATCGCTGGTCGAATTTGTCGAAGTCAAAGGCGCGATGCTGGGCGCGTAGGGAGAAACCTTCATGAGTGATTTTACCGCTGCGACGGCCGCACTGCTGCGCGCAACGACGCTGATGCTGACCACCCGCAATGAAGTGCTCGATTGGGCAAGCGGGGCGGCGACCGGCGGCCCGAAAGGTGACGGCACCTATCCATTCACGCAGGATGACGGGTCGGTGATCTATGTTCCGTCGCCCGCGCGGATTACCGCCGCCAATCCCAATCGCGTGCTTGTCCCGGCCATCGTGACGATCTGGGCGGGCCAGTCCAACGCAGTGGGGTCGCCCACGGACCGAACAACCGATTATGTCGCTGACCCGCTGACCATGGCCTATCACAAGGTTGATGGCCTGCGGCCGTACCTGCCCAACACGTTCGCGGGCTACAGCAAGGGCAATCCGACTGGCGAATGGGCGGCCGAACTGCGCTATGCGCAGCGGTTCCGCGCGGCCTATCCGCGCATCCCGCATTTCATCGTCAAATACGCGATGGGCGGGACCATGATCTATCGCTCTGACGATGGTCAGGCGACGCTCGATTGGAATGTGCAAAGCCAAGATGAGCTTTATGCGCGGACCCGGACCCATGTCCGCGACGCGATGGCGGCGATCAAGGCGGCTGGATATGATCCCATCATCCGCTTGGTCGGATGGGTGCAGGGCGAGAATGACACTTCAATCCCCCTGTGGGCGGACGCCTATGCCACCAATCTGACAGCGCTGCTGCGCGGGATGCGCGATCTCGATGACGGCTGGCGGGTCGGGCCTAGCGCGCAAATCTATATCGCCCGATTGAGCCAGACCTTTGTGGACTACGCGATGGGCGCGCAGGCCAATAACAGGGCCTCGACCGTCCGCGCGGCGCAGGATCAGGTCGTCTCGGCAAGCCCCGGCGGCCCAACGATCTTGGTCAACACGGATGGCCTGCCGATCGAGGCGGACAAGACGCATTACAGCAAGGCGGGTCTGTACCAGCTTGGCGACCGCTTCGCCGATCTGGACGCCCTGGGCAGTCCCGCACAGGACATGCCGGGCGCGGTCACCGGATTCGCCGTCGCCAGCACGACTTCCACCTCCGTGACGCTGACGTTCAATGCGGCCGCACGCGCGACCAGCTACCAATATCGCCTGAATGGCGTGGGGTCGTGGGAGGCGCTGCCCAATGGCAAGACGATCGAGGGCCTGACGGCGCAGACGAATTTCTCCGTCCAGGTTCGGGCGCTCAATAGCGGCGGGTCCGGGCCGGAAACCGCGCCGGTCGGCTTCACAACCGAGAATAGTGGCCCTGCGCCGATCCTCAAGAACGGCACGTTTTCGACGGCAGCCGGATGGCTCCTACGCGACGGCTTCACAATCAGCGGCGGCAAGATGCACCTGAACGCTGTTCCGCAATGGACCTATTCCGAGCACGCCAACATCAGTCTGGTCGCGGGGCAGCAATACAAGATTACGGCCACGCTTAGCAATGTAGTCAAGGGCATGATCGTCTTTGGAACCGAGGGCAGCAGTTCCGAGACGATTCGGATCGGCTTTGATGCGAATGGCACAAAATCGGCCACCTTCGTCGCTGCGGCGGGTGCAACCACGCTTATCGTCAAGTCCACCGAGGAAGGCACGACGATGGACCTCGACGACATCATTATTGAACTGGCCTGAAGGCCCACGTTCTTCCCGACCCGCCAGATAAGGATTTTTCCCATGACCGAAGCCATCCGGCGCGGGCCGATCGGCCCGCGCCACCTGTGGGCGCGCGTGCGAAATGGCTGACCCGCCCGTACCCGGCTCGCCAAGCTGGAAGGACTGGATTCCGGTCATCTCGCTCGCTGGCTTTCTGGCGGGCGCGCTGCTGACCGGGGGAGGCTTCATTCGGGAGTTGCACGACAACACGCGCCGTCTCGACCTTCTGGAACAGCGCGTCGAACTGCTGCGCTCGATCGATACGCGCACGGCGCGGATTGAAGCCAAGCTGGAGGTGCTTGCACCCGACAAGGGGGCGCGGCGATGATCGAAGGCGGCGTCATGATGATCGTCATCAGTTGGGTGCTGATGTGCACCGCCCCGGCCGAGAAAATGGTCGCGGGGCGGCGTGCTTCCCGGCCGGTGGCGATCGGCATCGTCCTGCGGGAGGCGTATCCGCCGCCCGCATCCTCCCCCCTCATGAACGAATTGGTGGCGGCAGCGGACGCCAGCCTTGAACAAGATGCCCTGATGCGCGGCGAGCGCGGCATCCGCGCCATTTACGATCAGGCGTAACCGCTGACGGCCGGTTGCCGTCGAACCCTCCGACTGGAGATTTAGACCATGAAGCTGATTGCCGACTGGCGCCAATCGTGGCGCTGGTGGTCCGTTCGCGTGTCCGCGTTCGGGGCCATGATTTTCGCGTTCCTGCTGGCAGCCCCGGATCAGGCGCTGGCGATCTGGGCGGCTCTGCCACCCGAGGTTCAGGCACTGATCCCCAATGCCAAGGAAATTGGCCTTGCCCTGACGATTGCGGCCTTGGTGGTACGCGTGATGCGACAGAAGGGGTCGGGCGATGCAGCGCCGCGCTAAGACCGCGATCGGCGCGGCCATCGCGGCGGCTGTTGCTGTGGCGCTGCCCATCGCCCTGCCGCTGACCGATGCATCGGAGGGCCTGCGGCTGAAGGCCTATCAGGACCCGGCGCGCATCTGGACGATCTGTAACGGTCGAACAACTGACGTGAAGCCGGGTGACACGGCCACGCGGGAGCAATGCCGCGTCTGGCTGCACAGCGAATTGGCCGAGCATATGATGGCCGCTGCCGAGGCGACGCCGCGACTGGTCGAAAACCCGCAGGCTTTGGCGGCGGCCGGTGACTTTCACTACAATGCCGGGCCGGGATGGTGGGGCAAGTCGCCGATGGCGGCGCATTTCGCGGCAGGGCGATGGGCCGAGGGGTGCAAGGCCTTCATCGGCTATATCGTGATGGCGCAGGTGCCAAAGCCGATCGCGGGGGCGCGGTGCACCCGAAACGCAAAGGGCAAGCTGTATTGCGAGCTTCCCGGCCTTGTCACCCGCCGCCAACGCGAAGCGCGGATGTGCCAGACGGGACGCTGGCAATGAAGGCGCGCGGCGTTGCGTGGCTGGTGGTCGCGGCCGTTGTCGTCGGCCTGATCGTGCTGGCCTTCATCACCGGGCGCGGCGCGGGGTCCGATCATGTGACGGCGGAAGCCCAAAAGGATCACGGCGCACGGGTAGCCGAGGCGCGCAGTGATGAACGGACGGCCGCGACCAGCACCGCGACGATCGCCGCCCGCACGGCCCGCGCTGATGCGCTGTCCGATCGCCTAGTCCGTCAAACCATAGAGGATCTGCGAAATGCGATATCCCAAGTCCCTCCAGCTCGGGGCGGCGATCCTGTGCCTGCCGCTCCTGTCGACAGCGTGCGCGCCAGCCTTAACGCGGGCATTGATCGCGCGAACCGAGCGGCCGGTCCCGCCAGCGCTGCCCACTGATCTGACCCGGACCGAGCGGCTGGAGCCGTTGACGGCCAAGCCTTCGGGCAAGCTGATGACGATCGATCAGGCCATTTTCCTCGAAATCGTGGAGCGCCTGGCCGAGGCGATCGGCGCGGTTGAGAGGGGCAATGGCCGCGCGGTAGCCGTCGCCCATGAGCGCGAATGCCTTCGCGCGATTTTCTCCACGGGAGCCACCCCCAAGGGCTGCTGACCAATCGAAAGGATGGAATATGAAAACCTGCCTCTTGGCGGGCGCGGTGGCGCTCGCCTGTTCATCGGCCGCGATCGGGCAACGGGCCGGGTCCGCACAGGCCCCGGCCGGATTTGCGCCGATGCAATCCCCATGTGCCGTGCAGGGTGACGGCACCTGTGTCGCGGTCAGCACGGCCGCGCCGCTGCCCACGGCCGCCAAGCAAGAGACGGTGCAGCTGGTCGCGGGCAACGTCACGGCCGCGCCGGTCGTGGTGTATGGAGGTAGCTATGTGCTGGTCCAGTCGTGCACCGGGTATGGAACTCTGACCGTGCGGTTTCTCGGGCCGGATGGCCTGACCATGCTGCCGCTGACCAGCAAGACGGCGGCCGATAGCGGTGGCGGCTCCCTGCTGTCGCTGGGCGCAAATGCGGTGGTCGATGCCACCGTGTCGGGCACCACGGGCTGCAATGCCCTTCTGTCGAGGATTCCGTGATGCGCGCGCTCTTGATCCTGCTGGCGGCGGCGCTGTCGTCGCCAGCCATCGCCCAGACCGTACCGCTGGGCGGCGGGCAGCTGGTCGGCACGACCGTGCCCGCGCCGCCCAGCGGGTTCGGCCATACGCCGCCCTTTACCGTCATCCGCTCGCCGAGCGGTGTCTACCGCCACACCTTCGACGTGACGACGCGGCGGCCGACGCCTACCGTGACAGTCTATGTCGGGCCGGGTGGCGACAACACCAAGGATTGCCTGTCTTGGGCGAACAGGTGCCGGAGCCTGCGACAGGGCATGGTGCGGGCCGGTGCCCAGACGACGGCGCAAGTCGTGCGGGTGCTGGCGCAGGCGGGCGTCTATCGCTCGACCAGTGTCGATGCGTCGAACATCCCCGACGACTTCGGCGCATGGCTGGGCGCACGCAATCTGGTCATCGAGCCGTGCGACAGTGCGGGCAATCCGCTGCCCGCATCGGACGGGCGCTTTTCGCGGGCGGCGCAGGTGATTTCGAGCCACGAGGCAACGCTGCCCAGCTTCACCGTGACCAGCGACCCGCGCGTCTACGTGGCGACCTATACGACGCAGCCGGTCGACAGGCAGGCTTGGGACGAAAAATATTCCAACCGCTTCGGCAGGCCGTTGGGCTTGCTGACCGTGCCGCCCGATGGCGTCGCGAATGTCGCCAATCCGCTGGCCGAAATTAACATGGCGGCCGACACCTTCGGCAAGGGAGCCATGTTTCTCGACACGACGAACAAGAAGATTTGGGTTCGCCTGTCGGACGGCCGCGCGCCCGACGCCGATCTGCATATCAGTGCCACCGGCCGCCAGCTTTATCTGGCGATCGGCACCGACCTGAATTTCTCGCTCTACATGCGGCAGGTCGACCAGTGGGGTGGGTATTTCCAGCTGAACGGCTGGCCGAATAGGTCGACCTGGGCAATCTCGATGGTCGACACCTATCAGGGCTATGTGATCAATGGCGCGAGCCTGTTCACCACAGCCGGGTCGGTGGTCTGGGAACGCAGCGTCATTTCGGATTATGCGATCGATGCGTTCGGCACCGGGACCGAGGGCACCGAAAACGGGTATTTCATCTGGTACGAATTGGACACGATCGCGGAATGGGGCGGCTTTGCCCAGACCACGAACGACGGCAGCGCCAATTCGTCGACGCAGCACCGGCATTCGATCGGGGTCAGCGTCAACACCGTGTACCGCTATAATACCAACAGAGCGGTGCACGACATTGGTGACGCACGAAGCTGGCGGCTCGGGCTGACGGTCGGGCCGTCCACCCGCGCGGTGCAAGAGGCCAGTGGGCTGGTCAAGCCGCTATCGACCAGTGCCAAGCTGGCGGCCGTCGCGGTCGCGGCGGGCTATTATGACGAAACAGGTCCACAGACGACCAAGGTATGGGTTGATGGCCTCACCGTCGTGGGGCCGATGAACTACGCCTTGGGAGCCTATAATAACGTCAACGGTGCCGGGCCGGGCGGGACGATCTACTACCGCAATGTCACGATCCCGGCGGGCATCCCCAACACGGTCGCCTCGCCCTATTCCGGGCAGACCCAGACGGGTGCGATCCAGCCTTATTGATGCACGGACGCCTTGCCGATGAGGCGGGCGACCGTATCGGGTTCTGCCGCGATCATGGCGAGCAGAACCCGCGCTGGCGCGTCGGGCTGCCGCCTGTTCTGTTCCCAATCACGCACGGTCCCAATCGGCAGGCGATAGGTGTCGGCAAATTCCGCTTGGGTTTTCTTGGTGGCCTTACGGATATCCTTTACGTCCAGCGGGGCCGCCACCCGCCCGCGCGTCGTGTCGCCTTCGGCAAAGGCGATAGCGTCGGCCAGCCCGGCCGCGATTTTGTCCACTGCTCTCAT